GTGGCAGTTACCGCCGGAGCTGTTACCAAAGCAGTTTTAAAATTTGGGGACTATTGCATAAATACGGATGATGATTCAGATCAGATTTATTTTCTTGATTCTGATAATCAAACTGTATGTATTAAAATAGGGCAAATTGATTCTATCTCAGTGGGGCGTTATAAAGGCACCCTGACAATATATGATAGCGAAGCTGTGAACGGTCTGGCATGGATAAAGGTGGATGTAAAAATCTATGCATGGGCTGTTTGTCCAACATGAAATGTGAAGGTGTAACAGAAGAACAAATGCAAGTCGGTAACGGCTGTGGTTCGTCATACTGGCTTGCATTTATCTTCTGTTACAAGTTGTTTTCTGCATACTTATGGAGAAACTGATCTTTCAACTACTAATTTTGATATTGCTTTGTTTTCTGGCTCTTGGTCAAGCATGGCTGTAGGTGAATGGGATCAGTTTGATGGTTGGACTTCAGGTTCTGCTCATACAGGAACCAATTTAGCAAATACTTGGAATACCAGTTCTTTCAGTGTAGGTTGGAACATTTTTGAATTTAATGCTGCCGGTCGTGCTACAATTTTATCTGCAAAAAACACTACCTTTAAAATTGCAATGATATCTGGAGAAGATGTAAGTAGAAGTGAACCTACAGACAACGAATATGTTTCTTTTGAATCAATAGCTGCTTCCGGAAAAGAACCATTTTTGAGAATAAACACATCTACATCAAGTGGCACATCTACAACAAAAGGAATGAAATTATCCGGAGTGTCTTTAGGTTAGAGTGTTTTATCTATTCTTTTGGCCTCTTTTGAATCCTGATCTTGAAGTTGGTTGTTTAATTTTATAATTTACAGGAAAATAAAATAAGTTTTTACAAAAATGTGAATGATTTTTAACCGGTATTGTATAAAAATCATTCACCCTTTTTATTTCTTTTCTGATTGATTCACAAGAATATACATCATAATAAGTATTGTCATAAGTATTTGTTGAAGATGCATTGTTACAAGGGTCATAACTAGTTGCTGTTGTATTTCTTTGTAGTATATAGTAAGTTCCAGGTATTCCATCACTGTATGATACCATTTTATTGTTTATCCCTTTACACGTAATCTAAAATATCTAATTCTTTTGGTTTATATCTTTTGCATCCAACACAAGTTGCTTTGCGATCAGTTAAAAAATATCCTCCATAACTCATACATTCTGAATAATGAATACATTTGCTTTTTCTATTATCAATATCAGGTTTGTGTTTTTTGGAAAGTTCACTATCTCCTTTAAATTTTTGTTCTGATATTTTCAATTCTTCCCTAAATATTTTTGCCTTTAGTAAATCTTGTTCTCTACGACAAGGTTTGCACATAAAAGCAACATCACCTCTACTGCTAAATTGCTCTATTTTTTCACCACAAATCTCACAAATTCTTGTTCTTTTAACTAGTTTTGCATTTGAATGTTTATCACAATAAATTTTGCCATGCTTAGTTCTTGGAACATCTTTTTCTTTAAAGTGACATCCACAATTAAAAACATACGTTATTTCTTTATCAATACCATATTCCATATTTATTTCTTCTCAAATTTAAATACAGGCTGTTTGGTAGAATATCTTTTTGTGAACCATGCAATAACAGCTTTTTTATCATTTTCCATTGCAGATAAAGATGGCCCTACTCCAAACCCACACCCTCTTCCACTAGAAAAGAAATGCATAACTTGTTGTAAAGCACAAATACACTGAACACTTGGATCGGTTGATTCAATTATTTCAATTGAAATTGTTATGCTATTTGATTTGTTTTGGGCATTTGAATGAATTTTTTTATCCATTTTTATTTTCCTTTAGACCATAAAAGTCTCTAAATATTCTATTTCTTTATTTTATTTTAAACTTATTTCAAGTATTTTATTTCTATTTTAAATTCTTTGAATAGCTTTTTTAGATTCTTACTAATCCTTTTTGTTTTTGAATATTTTAATTGTTTTCTTTTTGGATATTTCAAAGAGTACATTTTAGAAAGTTTTTTAAAACAGTTTTTTTGAAGCTTTTTAGGTTCTTCAGTTTCATTAGGGTGAATGTAAATTTGTTCTATATTTGGATTTTCTAAATAATTTGCTAAATTTCTCAATGCAGATGGTAAGTCAATCATCTTATGCAACCCCATTCTCTTAAAACTATTAGATACTTTTCCCTCCCATGCATTTGCATTACGGTGTATAATTCCTCTAATCAGTCCTACACCGTTTTCACCTACTTTTTCTTTCTTGGTTTTATGCTTATGATCTACTGAGCTTTCTGAAAATGGTATTTCTTTTTCTACGATTGGACAAATGCCATTCTGAATATCATAGAATTTTTTTCTAAATTCTTTTAAGTTTTTTTGTTTAATTTGAATTAAAATTTCATTCCCCCCTTCTGTGATTCTTGTTTCAGTTTCTCTGAAAGAACATCAAGTTCTAATAGTTCTGTTTCTGATAAAATTTGAGGTAAAACTAATATTTTAAATTTATTAATTTCCATATCTCTGATTTCAATTCTTAATAAATTTATTTTTTGATCTTGATCATATATAATTTTATCCTTATCTCTACCTGGACTATTGATACCAACAGTTACAAGTATTATCATTGCAACTAAAAATAAAATAAATATTCTTTCTGTTTTGTTCATTTTGCCCTTTTAATATATTTATCATAAAGATCTTGAAAAAGAATAGGTATGCGAAGATAAAATTCTTTTAATAAAGGAATCATAACTTCTCTCATTTGTGGGTGTGCTTTTTTAGAACATCTTTGATTTAGTATAGTTCGCCATTGTCTAAAGTTGCAGGTCATTATTATCTCTGTTTTCAAACTCGTAGGAAGAACAGATCTTGCCTCTTCTGGTGATGATCCATTTTCTAATAAATCCAAGTAACTTATCTCACATTTTTGCATTGCATTTTCCCAGATACTAAATTCAAGTGAGTCAGTATACCAAAAATAAGGACTGATTACAGTTATTTCATTATTAAATTTATCTTTAGAATAATTAGCATAGCGTGTACTTTCTACCGAAAATGAACTAAGACGATGCCTAGTCAGTTCTGCCAAAATTCCTCGGTCACAAATAAATTTAACTGTAGCTGATTCATGTTCTATAACTGATTCATGGCCTGATTTTATAAGAGCTTTAATTAGTGTTTTTGCAGATCCATATGTAATTTTTTCTTCTGATTTGTAGCAAGTTCTTCCTGCTTCTTCAATGTTCAACATAATTGCTTCTGGAGATTTCATTTTTATTATTTCTGCACTAGCTTTAATTATCTTCATTTCTTTTTCCTTTTTTTAAAATTGTTGTTTCTAAAATCTGCCCGTGATTTTACTGTATCAACATGTAAATTGAAATCAATTTCTTCAGAAGGCAATTAAGGATGATTAGTTTCTCTTAAAATCTTTTGAACTTTTTCAGAGATTTCTATTTTTTGTTCTTTTGAAAACATGTAATTTTATTTCTCCTTTCTGAAACAATCTTGAAGGTGTTTTAATTTACAAGGTCTATCGTCTAATTCAGGGTGGTTTTTGAAAGTATCTAACATACATAAGGTACAAAATAAAACTGCTCCAAGATGATGTTTTTTTATACCAAATTTCTCCAATGCCTCTTGATCAAAATCTTTACCTTTGTAGAAAAATTCTGTAAAATGTCTTTTTAAAGCATCAGCCATAGTACTTGTTTTAAATCCAAGCCTCCAAGATTCTCGAAAATATTTCAAAACTCCTTCATCATAAGCTGGCGTTAGAAATTCATTTATTAAGTCATCAGGATTTAAACTTGCTTTTTGTTTGTTTTCAAGATTGTTATTTTTAGGTGCTGGATTTTCAAAATTCTCATATTCTTTCATATATTTTTACCTCCACACCTGCTTCTTTATACATAGTTTTTGATGTTTTTATTTCAGAACTCCATCTAAACAGAACGTCTTCACTTGGTTTTATTGAAACAACTTTTTTAATTCCAGATTGTATTATTTGACAAGCACATCTTGAGCATGGGAGCATTGGATATACAAACATGGTGCAATTTTTTATGTTAGGATTAGAAAATAAAATTGCATTAACCTCTGCATGAATAGTCATTTTGTACTTAGTTTCTCTGTTATTATATCTTTCCGGTAAGTCTAATACACCTTTGGGAAATCCATTAAAACCAAGGGAAATAATTCTGTTACCTTTTGTTATAACTGCTCCGCATTTTGTACTTGGGTCTTTTGACCAGGAGCTTACTAGTTTTGCCATTTCAAGAAATCTTCTGTCCCATTTCTCCATAAATAATTTTCCTTTTATTTTTTATTTTATTAGGTTCAGTGTGAATATAATTACATCCTGTGTTACTAAAGCAAATTACTTTACCTTCTTCATTTTTTATTGCACACGGAAATCCACATTTCGGGCATCTTACTTTTTCACCTTTAAAATTAATCATCATTCTTCCTCTGTAATTTTAGAAATTCCATATATTCTTTCAACAACAAATTTTTTATCAGCTTGCTTTATTAAAAATCCTTCGTTTGTAACTATTATAAATTGTAGATTTAATTTCTTACTTATTTCTTTTATCATAGTTGCAGCTAAATCATGTAATTTTTTACCTTGCAGAAATCTAAAAGGTTCATCAAGGAGCATAACATTTCTAGAATCACCTTGCAATTTCCAATAACTAATCCTTGATGCTAGAGAAATTATATCACAAACTCCAAAACCATCACTGTAAATAGGATGTGTCTCTCTTTCATTCTCAACCAATAATAAATCACATTCTGTTGTATTTCTTCTTTGAACGAACTTCACCTTAAAACTATATCTATTACCAAATACTGTTTTTAAAGCCAAGGTTACAATTCCAGAAAGGTTGTTTTCTAATTTTCCTTGAGTTGTTTTAGATGCTAATGTTATCAGGGATCTAGTTTCAGTTAATGTTTTTAAATCTTTAATTAAAGTTTTATTTTCCTTGACATCTGATTCAAGATCTTTCTTTAGATATTTTAAATCATCTATTTTTTGTTGAAGTTTTTCTCTATTCAAGGAGATCTTCATATTTCTCCTTGAATACTTCTACTTTTTCTTCTATTTTTTTAGCTAACAAGTCTCTTTTTTTTATAAGTATTTTTTGTTCTTTTTTGGCAGCAGCTTCTGTGTCAAAGCCTAATTCTTTTAAACTTTTATTCAATTCTTCCTTTTCCCAATCTAGTCTTTTTTTTTCTTCTTTTTTTTGTTCTAGTTTTTCTTCAAAATCATTTAACATTTCTAGGTTATCTTGATCATCCATTTGCTTGCTCCATAATATTGTTTATTTTTTCTTGCACTGATTTACTTGGCTTTTTTGTTTTTATGATATCTTTTAAGATTGAATTAAAATTAGGTGAATTTGTTTTTATTGGAATGCTTTGAATGAAAGCATCTAATTCTTTATTTTCCTTTTTAACATCATCATCTTCTATAAGATCTAAATTGAAAACATCTTTTTTGATTGGAATATATAATTTATTAGCAGATAAATCTTTTGTATTTATTTCCCATAATTTTGGCTTAAAATCTATTTGGCTTTTATTTGACCTGGTTACTGATCCACAATTCACTAGTAATTGTTTTTTTGCTCTACAGGTGAATGATTGATGATTGTCTCCAGAAATAATAATTTTAAAATCTTTGTGTTTTCTAAGTAAATTCTTTCCGGATATATAACTTTCCTGACCTGGAAACAACTCTTTGTTTTCTATAACCATTGTGTGTGTTACTAAAACATCCCCTGGTTCAGTAACATCTTCACCCCATCCTTGTGATACAAATTTAATTTTATCATCAGGCAAAACAGAAGCAGTTTGAATTATTCCTAAGGGAGCATTATCTATGCCTTTTACATGAAAAAAAATATCATGTTGTCCGAAAATTGTTATTAACTTCAGTCCTTTTTTATTATATTTTAGAACCAAAGCAAGAAATCTTCTAGTTATCAAATAAGGCTCATTTGGTCTGTCAAAAACATCACCACCTACAACTAATGTTTTTGATTCAGAATCAGTCACAATCTTTAAAATCCATTCAAGTTTTCCGAATTGTGTTTCAATATAATTGTCTGATCTGCATCTTGGTTTTCTAGATGTAAGATGTAGATCTGACATAGCATAAAAAATCATTTTAAAATTCCTTTTTTATCTTTTTCTAATCTTGCTATTCTACCGTTTGACAATAAAAAGTATGCCATATATTTTTGCTTGCGGTAATTTAAATCAATAAATGTCTTTAAGATTCTCGCTGAGGAATCTTTGAAATAGATAATCTGATTATTATTATAAAGATTAAATATACTTTTCTTTTGGTTTTTATTTAAATTTAAATAATAAAAAATCATTAATTTCAAAAATATCCTCTTAGAATTTCTGGCCACAAGTCGGGCAAATTTTTATTTCCTTCTTAAAAACCTCTTGTTGTTTTCTTGTTTCATTTATTTGTTTTTTTATTGGCGAACTCATTTTTTTGTTAATTTTCATTGAATTTAATACATTTTCTGTGTTATTGATCTTTGTTTCAATTTTTTCTTTACTTTCAATTCTTGTGAGTATCTGTTTGAGACGTTTTTGAGCTTGATTGATATATTTGTATCTCTTTCTGTTGCAATCGTTCAAAACAGAGCTTGAAACAGTTTGATTTATACTGTCAGCTCTAGATTTTATATCCTGTTTGTTTTTTATTAGAGAAGAAATTTCAAACAAACAAGATTCAATAGTTTCGGTATCTAAAGTAACATGTTTTTTGTTTTCTTCTACCTTTGTTATTGTTTCTTGAATATCATTGATATATAGTTTCTGAACTTTGTTTTTTGAGATATATTTAAATATATCTTCAAGATCTTTACCTGCCCTTTTAACATTTTTCAACCAAGATAAATCTTCATCTATGGATGATATATTGAGTAAAATATCATCTGTTTTTTTGTACTTCTCATTTATTTCTTCAATTTCTTCTTCCATTTTTTCAGTCAAACAAAGTTCTCTTTCTGCTTGATCTACCCATGAGAGTTCTTCTATTTTCTCCTTGGTTTCTTTTATAGAACTTTTATTTATTTTTATTTTAGTTTCAATATTTGTCACTTCTGATTTTGCAATTGTCAGAGCTTTATCCATCACTCCTAGTCCAGCAACCTGATTGAATTCTTTTGCAACTTTTCCTGGAGATTTATCAAGTAGGAAAAATTGCTCTATCTGCTTCTGGATATTAATTGGTTTTATTTTAGAAATCTTTTGTACTTGTTCAGGAGATACTAACTTTTTTAACGCTTTTAATGGATTTTTGTGATCATTATTTATTATATATTGATTATGTGTTTTATTTTTTTCTCTTCCAATAGTTCCATCAGTTGTTCCAACATTTACAACACATAATTCTTTTGGTTTTTTAAATGTTGAAACAAAAGGATCTCCAGCAGGTTTATTGTTGAAATTCCAATCTAGAGCTTTCATAATACTGCTTTTGCCATGACCTGTAGTTCCAGTAATAACATTTACCCCTGGAACAAAATCCAAACGTGTATCTTTATGCCCTTCAAAATTTTTCAACTCTATATAATTAATCATCAGATTCTAACCATTCTGTCATAGCTTGTTTAATTTCTTTTTGAGCAATATGTCTAATTCTTTTTAATTCTTTTTTATAATCTTTATTATCTATTTCTTTTTCAATTGTTGTTGAAATAAGAATAGGTTCAAAATTATTTTCTTGAACAGTTTTTTGAACTGTAGTTTTAATAATCATATTATCTCCTTATAACATAAATCCAGAATGTATTAGCTTTTCTGCTGATTTAATGTCAATCAATTCTTTATTGTTTTTCCATTTTCCAAAATATTTCTTTCCAATTTCTGTTTCACAATCTTTTTTATAATCTGGATTGTTACAAAAAGCTTCACTTATCACAAGAGAAACTTTTTCTCCTTCTTTATCTTCAGAAAGGTTTACAAAAACATTATTAGCTTTTTTAAAATAAGAGTATTCATCATTTGTCATTTCTAATATTGTTTTAAAAGTCTCTTCTGGAAAAACTTCATAAATAACTAAAACTTTCATATTGTTCCTTTTATTCTATTTTTTGTAAGATTTCCCAGAATTTTGCTCTTTTTTCTTTATCATAAATATTTTCATGTTCAATATGTTGCCCAAACAATGGATTTTGCATTACATCTCTTAGCCATTTTGCTTCTTCTAGTGAAATAATTAACCTTATTTTTAGATCAAGTATTTTTTCAATTTTTGCCATATTCTTTTCCTTTTAAAATTTGCTTTTTCTATGAGGTTGAACTGCCTTCTCAATTTCTATCCATTCTTTTTCTACGATAGCTTGAAGTTCTTCTTCGAGATTATTATTTTCAATAAAACTAATTATATCAGTTCTGTTTGTTTTCTCTCGATCATATTTTACACTAAAAATATTAATTTCTTCTTCTGTTATACTTTTTTCAGGTCCAAAATACCAACTTAACATACTTGGAATGTCATCAAAACCGTAATTAAATAAAATATTAAACTCAGCTTTATTATAAGGTATAGACACCTTACTTCTTCTGACATCAACTTCTACTCTTGTTCCGTACGGTTTTTCTTTCCCTCTAAATGTTTTTTTCATTTTCTTTACTATTCTAAGCCAAGCAACTTGATGCGTATAGTAGTTGAGTGCATCTCCACCTCTTCTCGTTAATTTTGGGCCATATGTAACTCCTATATTTGGTCTAGCTTGTGATATAATCATAAGCGTTGCATCTTTTCCTTTCATAACAGTACAAATATTAGGAAAAAATTGTTGAGTTCCATATTTTTGCTTTTCTAGATTAAATCCTGACTTTTCTTTTTTGTTACTTTTTGCAGCTTTGATAAATTCTTCAAGATTCTCTTCTGACTTCAAACTATCCCATGAATCAATAATATAAAATAAACTATCTCCTTTTTTCAAATTAATTACTAAGTTGGCAAAATCTCTTCCAGTTTCCTCTACAGTTGGAATACTTTTCCAAACTACCTCATCAACAAAATCTTGACCATACATATCCGCTACAGGAAAATCCATAACGGTTTCTGTATTATTATAAACTACAGTTGATTTTTTAACTTTTGGGAAATTGACAGACTCGTTGTTTTTCATTTTGGAATTGAATATAAAACCTGCTTCAAGAGCAGCTAATGATTTCCCTGCACTACCTTTAGCAACTATATTAACAATTCTTCCTCTTGCCCAACCACCAGATTTACCTTTTCCAGACAGAGCTAGATTTAACATTGTGCTCCCAGAATCTATGAATTCAACCGGCACTTCTTTTTTTTTGTCTTTCTTAATTGTTTTTTTTATATCTTCAATAAGATCTTTATTCTTGCTTCTTGTTATTTTTTTCAAATTTTTGCTTTCCTTGTTAATTAACTAATATTGTCATTTTTAGAAAGTGTCGTCTGAAAGCTGAAGAGTGAACAGACCCATTCATATATGAAATAAGATTAATAAAATTTTCCTTATTGATTTTTATCCACTTTGTTACTTTTCCATTATTCCCAAAAAATCTCATTATAACTGCTTCTTCTTGAAATCTAATTTCAATATCATCTTTAAGAATATTTTCTTCACGTATCAATTCTTTTCTTATGTTTTCAATACGGGTCGGATACATATTGTGTGTTCCTTTTACCCATAGGATTAAATTAATCCTATGGGTAATTATTACTTAGTCTTGATTTTCAATCCAGTCTTCTACAAGAAACCTTAAGTCCTCATCGTCATAGTCCTTTAATTTATCACCTATATCATCATCTAAAGGAATTTTATTTTTCTTAATGAATTTTTTTAAATCTTTTGTTTCCATTTCATCAATATCACTAAAAGGGGTCTCATTAGTCTTCTCTTCAGTTTTTTCATTGGAATTGTCGTCACCTTTTGAGCTATCATCAGATTCTTGAACTGCTTTTCTTCTACTTTCACTTTTACTCAAAAAAGGTCTATCATTATCTTTATTATCATTATTATCATCTTTGTCATCTTCTACAAGTGGTTTATCATAAAGAGTTTCCCACATTTCTTTGTAAGTTGGTTCGTAGATTAACTCATCTAAAGTATGTGCGCTTTCAAGGAACTCTTCTACGTCATAATCCCTATCGACAAATCTATGTCCAGAATATTCAGGGTACATATTATCATCTACCTTTTTCTCACCAACTCTAAAACCTACAGTCTTTCCCTCATCAGTTTCAAGAGCAAACTGAATATATGCATCAGCTTCTTTCATTCCTGGGCGTACAGGGTTCTGCATAATAGGTTCAAGGAACTTGCCCATGTAAAAATTGGCTATATTAAGAATCTGAACCCCTTTTTCAACCTCCTTTTCACTATCCATGCAAACCACATTGTAAAGTTCTCTCTTCTGTGGAATGTATTTTTTCCAAACTTCGTAATCTTCACCCTTATCTTTAAGTCTCTTTCTTTCTTCGCACATAGGGCATCTTTTATCACCCAATCCATTTGATTTAAGGCAAACATAAGAAAGATTCTCTACACCAACTTGATTATGAACAAATACAGTATACATATAAGTTCCGTCTTCCTGGGCTTCTTTAGAATCATTTTTTCCACCATAGTATGGAATTATATCCATAAAATGATCACCTTTGTTAGGATTCCATTTCTTAAATTTTGCATCTGGTCTGAAAATTCCAGACCCCCCTGAAGCTTCTTTCATTTGTTTTTCTTGACGTTTCTTTAGTCCTTTGGAAAACTTACTTTTTGATTTTTTGGCCATTATTTGTCCTTTGTTTAGTTTTTTTGAATACTTCTTTGAATATAGTCATTATAGAATTGTGATCTTGTTTTAAAGAAAGAGTAAAAAATTACTCTGAATATTACATAAAGAAAGAATATTAAAATAATTCCAATTCCAATATAATATCCAATCTCTATTAATGTGTTCATTTACTTTCCTTCAGGTTTTTCTTCTTCAGTCCGGTTACTGCTGATTTCCTTTTTTTATCTGCTTTTGTTTTTATCTTGTTTTTGTTCTCCTTTTCAATTTTAGGTTCAGAATAAAATCCACCAATTAATAATTTCACTTCATTTTCTAAAGATGACTTTCTGTGAATACATGCATTAACGGCTGCAAATAAAATCTCCATTTCCTCTACACTATCAATATGCTCCTTTATTTTCTTTTGTAATTTACTTCCCAACTTTTCATTTAGTTTTTTAAAATCCTCAGAAGCTGCTATAATAGAACTTATTGCTGTTTCAGTATGTTTCTTTGCTCCAAACTTTTCAGGATTTGATCTTATTTCCTGATCCATGGAAGCTTTTACAAAATCTAATTCAGCTTTAATTTCTGTTTTTAGCAGTTTTACTTGCTCGTCTTTACGTTTTGAATTTGCAACACTTATTGCATAAGGTTTTGCATATTCATAATACAAATTTGGTTGTTGCTTCAATTCCTCATGAAGCATGTAAATATTTATATCAATTTTTTCCTCAAACGATAAATCCATATTTCTCCTTTTGTTTATAATTTTATTAATCTTTCTTACCTTTATTATACCATAAAATCTGAAATTTCTTGGTTTTATTTTCTGTTAAATTTCTGTTAAATGAATTTTTTATTCTTGATTTTTCTGTTAATAATTACTTTGTTTTTCCCAAATGTAGCAAGTTTGTCAGCTTTTTCATTTCCATAAATTCCTGCATGTCCTTTAACATGAAACATGGTTAAACGACTGAAATTTTGTATAACACCTCTGATATCTTTTATTAATTCTAAATTCTTAGTGGGATTCCAATTTTTATTAATCAAAACACCTAAACTGTATTTAGAATCAGAGTATAATCTTATTGGAAAATCAATGTATCCTTGATTTAAAAGTTTAGTTAATCCTATTTCTATTGCTTTTAATTCAGCAAAATTATTAGTTCCAAAACCAACGAACTCTGATATTTCTTGTTGATACTCTGGATAGATAATATAAACACCTGCTCCGGCGTTTCCTGGATTTCCTCCATCTATTCCTCCGTCAGTATATAGAAATATACAATCTACTTTCTTTTTTGAGAATTTAGATTTCATTTTTCACCTAATTTGAAATTTACCTTCTTGAATACTTAAATATTTAATATCTTCATATGATTCCATGTATCTACTAAGATTTACTCCGACTGTTATTAATTGTGCAATCACGTCTTCTTTATTTATTTGAACAGTTGTAGTTCCAAAATTTCTTAAAATAATTCTTATTTCTTCTGTATCTCCATAATTTATAATTCCCGAATTTGATACCTCTACATTTTTTTCCATTGCAAAAAACTTATTTGATTTTATTATTCCTACGTAACTTTTAGGAATACTTATATGCAAACCTGTAAAAATCACACATCTATTCATAGCAAAAATATCTATATCATAAGGACATAAAATATTTAAATCAGCACTATCATCAAATATCTTTATTAGATTATTTCCTTTCAAAAACTCTACATCATTTATCATTTTCATCATGATTTTTCTCCTTTAAAAAGTTACTTCTTCTGGTATCTTGTCACCATGCTTACAAATAAAAACAGGATGTTGTAACTTTCCTGTGCTAAATATAGATGCATATTCCAAAACTACAACACATGGAAAGTTCCAATTATTAGGATCTAAATTAGAATCTTTTAATCCCGACCCTACCGTTCCAATATGCACTATTTTTCTATCTTTCATTTTTCCAAATTTTAATGATCCTATTCTACCCTGTTTTTTCCCTTTTCCTTCTTCCCATCCATACGCTATAAAATCATCTTCAAATGGAATTTTAATTTTAAATGCAGCCTTTCTATTAGGTTTTCCATTCATCGTTACTTCAAGTTTTTCATCATCCATCCAAGCAACAAAACCTTCTATTCCTTTCTTTCTTGGTTGAAGATAATCTTTCATTTCATCAAAAGATTTAAAATTATATACTTCTGGTATTCTTAAATAGTCATCATTTCCTCTAAAATGTTCATGTGTTATTTTCCTTTGATCATTATGTGACATTGTTTTCCAAACAGGTTCCCCTCGAAAGTATAACACTCCAAAAAACATACAATATACTGGATTTTTTTCTTGTAGTTTTAAACTTTTTGACTGATCTTTTTTTAGTTTCCCTTTTAAAGTATTAGTTTTATGAATACTTGACATTGTTTTAAAAGACTCTAAATGATCACCACACCAAGGATTTGTTATAAATTCTGAAATAAAAATTGATTTATGTGGTAACATTTTTTGTTCAATCATTCTAACTAAATGTGGATATTTTCTTGTATGATCATCCATTCTTCTTGTATATATTTTAACTTCACCCGTATCTGTAATTAAAATATAATGACACAGGCCGTTATATTTCTTTTCAATTGAACAATTTCCTTCTTTTAAAGCTCTGTCTATTTTTTTAATATTAGGTTTTGAGATTGGTTTTGAACAACAGAATGAAGTATCAATCCTACTCCAATCTATCTCTTTTTTAATATTTGTAGTTTCAGAAACAGAAGTTTTATATCCTTCTTTGGTTTTCTTTTCTAAAATTCTAACGTAATCTTCATGAGCAACTTCTTCAGGTGTTAATTCATTACTTTTTCCAATATTCAACCCTGAATAAGTATGACTTGTTTCTTGAGCTTTCCCATCTATTAACCCCCAAGTTCTTTTTAAAACCTTACCTTTGAGCTCAAAATCAATGAACTTAGTTTTCTTATTTGAATTTTCTTGAAATATTCTAGTCTTAATTTCCATTTATTTCTCCTTTTAAAAGACATTATTCACAATCAATACATTTTACCCTTTTACCTTCATCTAAAAAACTACAATAGCTCCAGTCCGTACAAGGTGGGAAATTATTTTCTTTTACAACAGTATGAGGAATTCCATGAATACATCCTCTACATTTCTTTTCAACACTATTGCAAATTACTTTCCTATTTGTTTTAAAAAATTTATTCAAGTTCATTTATTTCATCTTTCTCCCTTATTCTCCCTTATTCTCCTTTAATGATTGTATAACAAGCAAGTGTAAGACCAGCCTTACCTGAAGATACAAATGGTTCAGAGAAGGCTTCAATGATTTCTGCTGCGGATATTTTACCACTGTTTAACAATACTGTGTTAAAATATCCAAGAATTGCCCACCTGCATGACTCAGGATCATTTTTTATTGATTTTAGAATTTTTGCAATTTCCTTCCATGAAGATTTTTTCATTAATCCTTGACATAAACTCTTTATATTCTCATCCTCTGCGCTGCCAGAATAGTTAGATATAATTTTTAACTGTTGTTTATCATTATCTACATTTAAAACCTTTTCCAATAATGATAAAATCTCTCTTGGAATTCCATCTGCTTTTTTAGAAATTTCCTTTATAGTATCTTTAGAGATTTCTTTATCTTCTTTTTCAAGAATGCTTTTTATGAATTTTCTTGAAACAATAGGTGCCAATGGAGAAAATGTGAATTGAGAACATCTTGAAATAATAGGTGATATTAGTCTTTCAGGGTTAGTTGTGCAAAGAATGAAATATGTATTCTTTGGTGGTTCTTCTAAAATTTCCAATAAAGCATTTTGAAAAAACTTATTTGCCCCCTGAATTTCATTTAAAACAACTACATTTGATCCCATATCCCTTGGTAAATATTGACAGCCATCTATAATTTTTCTTGCATCATCAATTCCTCTAGCATCTGAAATATTTAATTCCATCAACCCTATGGATGATGCACCTAATTCTCTTGCCATAATTCTAGCACAAGTTGTTTTCCCACAACCTCTTGATCCTTGTAGAAGAAAAGTAGTTACTTTCTTTTCTTCTACAATCTTCTCTAATGAAGAAATTTCTTCAGTGTTTCCGAATATTTCACTGAACACTTGTGGACGAAATTTCTTTGCCATTGATAATTCTTGTGTTTTTATTTGTTTAGATTTTTTCATTAAATTCCTTTTTATGTGTTTTTATTATTTCTTTTATTTTTCTTACCCCTTCTATAGACACGCATTTTCTATTCCATCCATCGTCAAAACACTTATTTATAAAAGAACAAATTCCATCTATTTCCTTTTCTTCTTTGAATTTTTGCTCATCTTCATACAAAACAGATGTTTCTGAATAATTAGAATTTTCTTTCCAGTCTTCAATTAGATACTGTTTTTGCGAAAACCAATCTTCATTATCACAATAGAAATATTTTCTTCCAATTTTAGTAACTATAACTTTTGTTAAGGTTTGTTTTTTGTTTCGTGCTGAGTTTCCTACATTCAGAGAAAATAAAACTTCACCTACCTTTGGTTTTCTCATTATTTCAATTCCTCTTGATCAAAATCTTTAATCATGTTTTTAAGAGAAATAAATACACCTTTCTTTCCAAGATTAGATATTACAGGAATTTCTCCCTTTTTATAAAGAGGAAAACTTATTAAAATAAAACCTGTTTTGTTTCCAATTTCTATATCTTTATTGAAATGTTCATTTAGATAATCATATAATTGTTCGTTTTGCTCGTTTTGTTCTATATCTGTTTTCATTTTATCTCCTATTTAATAACTTCTAAAATATACGACATCATCCCTTCAACCCCACGATTATCAATATTAATATCAACCCAATGTCCAGGCTGATTTTTTAGTAGGATTATCTGGAAAGGGTTCAATAACTATAGCCTCTCTTATACATTCTTCTTGGTATACTACTTTTACAATCTGTCCTTTTAGTATTTCTATTCCATTTTTATCTATTACCATTCTTATGTCCTTTTTATTATATTATTAAAACATTACCTTTTAAAACGGAATTAAAAAATGCCACAACGTCGAACTGTCTCAAGAAAAAGAAATTTACCATCACCGTCCGGTGTAAAAGATACCAGCACTGGATGCCAAGCAAACCAAAGATGCCAAGCTTCTTTTTCTTTTCGTTTGTTTCGTCTATAAAAAAACATTTATTATCAGTTTTCTCCTTTAAAATCCTTGGAATTTTAATTTTTCATTTAAAACTCTTGCTTCTCCAAAATGCCCAGGTAATTTATCTGCATTGTTTGGAAACTTCAATCTAAGAATACATCTTCTTCCTGTACTAAGACTCATTCTTTGAGCCTGATTCACATTTTCCCAAGCTCGTACAGGAGGTAAAATATATCCTGTTTTAACATATTTGTTTGCTTTTCTTAAACTACATACATGCCAAACAATCATCTTTCTTCTTCCTCCTTTTAAAATGGAATTAATCCTTGTCTTATTTTACTGAAAAAAGTTTTACATGTATCTTCAAACAGTTCTGCATTATGTGAATTATATAAAACACTACTTGGATGAATACAAAACATTACCCAGGCCCCTAATTTTTCAATCCAAATAAATTTACCAGACCTTCCCATAACACCTTTGTCAATATCTAAAAAAGCAAATAAACTAGTGTTTCCAAAAGCTAGAATAAAGTTTGGTTTAATTATTTTTATCTCATCTAATAAATTCACTAAACAAGTTTTTATTTCTTTTTTACTTGGTGTTTTTGTTTTTGACGGAAAACATTTACAAATATTAGATAAATAGAAATCATTTCTATTGAAATCGTAAATATTAACCTCTCTCCATAACACTTTTCCTGATTTTCCTATAAAATGCTGACATTCCTTGTCTTCTTCTTTTCCTGGGGCTTCACCAATAATCATCACGTTATATTTACCAGAAGATACAGGCACAGGTTGAGTGCATTGGTTTATCAAATCACAACCACTACATTCAGACATGTTGTTGAACTTAACATTACATGTTTGAACTAGACCGTAAGGTTTAAAGTTACAATTTAAAGCGTCTTCGTTTGAAACACATCTGTCTTTAATAAGGCTGTATAATTTTGGTTTTGTTATTTCTATTTGATCACTGATAGGAAAACTGAAATAACTTTGTGCTGCACTAGGAATTTTATCACTATAAGCTCCAACAGCCTCTAGTATCTTTTTTGGATCATTCTCATCCTCCTGTGGTTCTAAATTAAAGAAACCTAATTGTCTTTGTTTTTTCATTTTTGCTGCTTTTATAGATGCTTTTTCTCCAAATCCTTTTATTTCTAAGAATGGAGCATAAATTGTATTATCTTTTATTTTCCATTTCAAGGCATCTGATTTACCTATTTTTGGTAGTTTTATTTTTATATTCTTAGAGAATCCCCATTTAATAAGTTCTTCTTTTTTGTCCTCTTTTCCATATGTCATATTTGCACACAGAAACTCTAATGGATAATTAACTTTTAACCAACCAGTTTGGTATCCAATATGAGCATAAGCAACACTATGAGCCAAGTTGAATAAATAACTTGCAGCATTTTCCAATACACCCCAAAAACCCTCAGCCTCTTGTTTAGAGAATGTTTTTTGTTCAATGCAACCATTTACAAACATCTCTTTATATGGAAGCATCTCTGAAACATCTCTCTTTTTTCCAATGATTTTTCTTATTTTGTCTGCAATAGTGAAAGGTAAGCCTGCCATTTTTGTTATTACGAACATTAAATCTTCCTGAAATATAGCTTGCCCGTATGAGTTTTTAGTTATCTCCTCATATATTGGATGTAATGGAAGCCATCTCTTGCCGTGTTTTCTTTCTATGTACTCCTTTGCCATTCCACTTTCAAGAGGCCCAGGTCTAACTAATGCAATAACATCAGCCATATGTTTGAATGATTCAATTCCCATATCTTTTACAAACTTAGTTATATGTGGAGTATTCATTTGGAATATCCCGGCTGTATTACCATTATTTACCATTTTAAAAACTCTTGGGTCATCAGTTTTTATATAGTTCATATCTGGAATATTATCATCAACTAAATCAGTACATTCTTTTATAATTGTTAATTGATTCAATCCTAACAAATCAAGTTTCAATAACCCTTGATCTTCAGCATTATATTTTTCCCAATTTACAACTATATGCCCTTTTCTCTTTGCAAGATTACATTGTCCGGAGGTTGTTAGATCGTATTTTGAAACAATTACAGCAGATGCATGTTGAGAGGCCCCTCTTATAGTTCCTTCTAATTTCAAAGCAATTTCAATGACTTCTGGATATTTCTTTTGAAATGAGACCCCTTCTAGTTTTTCTAAAACATCTTTTATCCTCTCTTTCTTTTTTATTGCCTTAGATAAAATATCAGCTTCTTTTAAAGGAACATCAAAAACTCTTGAAACATCCCTTATAGCTCCTCTACTTTGCATCTTACTAAAAGTTGAAACACCGGAAATATTATTCTTTCCATATTTATTGATTAAATAATTTCTAACTTCTTCTCTTTTGTTATCAGCTATATCAATATCAATATCAGCCATATCACCACGATCTACATTAAGAAATCTCTCAAAAATAAGCTTATGAGGAATTGGATCAATAGTGGTTATTTTAAGCAGATATGCAACTAAACTTCCTGAACTACTACCTCTTCCTGGCCCTACAGGAATATTGTTATCTCTACACCAATTAAGTAAATCATATACAATCAAGAAATAATCAGGTAGGTTTAATTTCTTAATTACATTATACTCCATTTTAAATCTTTTATAATATTTTTTATTTTTTTTTATATCTTTTTCAAAAATCTCCTTATATCCAATTTCACATAATTTCTTTAAATTAAAATTGCTTGTTTTACCCTTGCAAACTTTTGGAGATGGTAATGATATGCTTTTCTTCTCAATCTTGAAGTCACAGCACATTTTTGCCACCAGAAGGGTATTCTTACAAGCTTGCTTAACCTTCAATAATGGAATATTATGATATTTCTGAAAATTGCTTATAACATAATCTACATCACACAAATATAGATCATCCATACTGAACTTCCATCTTTTAGAATCGTTCCATTTCTTTTTTGTTTGAATTGCAAGAACAACCTCTTGAGCTTTAGAATCTTCTTTGTTTACATAATGAGAATCGTGAGTAGCTACTAATTTCACTTTTGTTTCTTTATGTAGTTTCATGCAAAGATCATTAGTGTCTCTTTGTATATCAATATCATGACCCATAATTTCAAGGAATAAATTTTCTTTTATTTTCTTGTGCAATTTGTGAAAAAAATCTACCCCTCCAGGTAAATTTAAAAAAGAATTAGCACATGCAGTCATAATCACTAAACCATCACTATGCTCAAGAACACTTTCAAAACTCATTCTTGGCTTTCTGTAAAAACCTTCTAAATTTGCTCTGGTTAACAAACTACACAAATTCTTCCAGCCAGTTTCATTTTTTACAAGAAAGGTGATGTGCCCAGATTTTCCTTTAGATTTTAGATCATTTATTATATATCCCTCACAACCTATAATTGATTTAATTCCTTCTTTTTTACAAGCTGTTTGAAAATCAATAACTCCGTCAATAGTTCCATGGTCAGTCAAAGCAATAAATTTATGGTCTAATTCTTTTGCTTTGATTGCCATATCAGCCGGTTTTGATAAACCATCTAAAAGGGAAAACATAGAATGGCTATGTAGATGAGCAAAAGGTATTTTTTTCATATGTTTCCCTGAAGATGATTAGTTATTTTTCCAATTTTTTGTCTACTTTTATGCAAATATCTAAAAGTACTAAGTATATATCCAACAACATCTTCATTTGTCTCAAAATTAGAAGTTTCTTTTATTTCTTTTAGAAAATCAAGATCATTTTGGTGCAAATATACTGAAAAACTTCTATATCCTCTCTCTCTCATTTTATCTCTATATTTCTCTAATCTTTTGTTAGCTTTTGTTCTATACTCTACACCTGATTGTAATGCTTTTTTCATTTTTTGTTTCCTTTTATATGTGTAACTTTCTATTATAGAACGCAAAACATTTTGACCCTCTAAAGCATGTTTTAGAAAATCTTCAAAAGTTCTAAATTTATCTTTAGGAAATCCTTGATATTTTCTACCCCAAAAAGCTAGTTCTTTATCTTCTAGAAACTTATCATCATTGAGTTCAAATATATTAGGATTTCTAACTTTTCCCACTTTTTATTTCCTTTAAATTTTATATGTTTTAGTTCCATTCCAACTTTTTCTTAATCTATCCAGTTCAATGTTAGATTCTTTTAAATTATCACCACTTTTTTTAATATGGCACATAATTCTTTCAAATGTTTCTTCAGTAACTGAATTTCCAATACACCAATTACTAAGACATCCTTTTTGATTTCCAAAATGAATATATGTATTTTCAAAACATGTATTTTCTTTTCCATTTTGAAAATACATGTCTGGTGTTTTTTGATCTTGACAATCCTGTAAAATCAATAAGTTCAATCATTCTTTTTCCGCTTGACAATACTTTATACCCAACTTTTAGTGTTATCATTTTTATTTCCTTTTTTATTTTGGAAGCAGAATCTGGAATTGAACCAGAATTTTTAGAATCAAAATCTAAAGTCCTAACATTGGACGATTCTGCCTTTTGTTGATATTTAATTAAAGTTTATTGTATTTTATAAACCATAGTTGTAATTTGATTTCCGAAAAATACAACAAAAGAATCTTCATTGCAGAAATAATCGCTAATAGGAGCAACAGCTTTTAAATATTTTTGAGATAAAATAAAACTATCCATTTTTGTTTCAAATGGAACTGATTTCTTTATTTCTCCCTTTGCGTTATCAGATGCCAGTATCATCTCTCCTTTTCTAAATTTAAATGAGATACTATCAATACCCATATCTGAATCTATAAATATGCCGGACTCTTCTATAATACTTTTAAATTCTTCTGGAAGATCTACTTTTTCATTCTCAATTTTATTAAACTGTTCAACTATTGCTTCTGACAGTTCAGTAGGTTCTATTTGTCTAACTCCAATTGTTGAATCTCCTGAACTAAAAAATGCCCAACCTTCGTTTACTGAATATTTTATAGGTGCAAACAATTTTAAAACTGGAAAGAATTCTACAGGAAACATCATGTCATCTATTTCTTCATCAAACTCAACTTTTGCTACCATTTGATTATTTGTAGTGAAAACATTATCTTTTTGCACAAAAAAACAATATCTCTCTGGATTTTTCTCATCTTTAGATGATGCAAATTTAGCTTTTCCTAGAGCCTCTACAAAATCTATAGGAAGCTCTTTAAATTTCTTTGGAATTTCAGGAATGTTATCTTTTTCTATCTCTTCTGTATATGACAATCTTGCTTTTACTGATTTAGATGTTACAGACAGGAATTTCTTCCCTAGTTTTAATGTAAGATCATTTTCTTTGTTGTTATTAATTATTTTAAATAATTCTGGAGCTACACCAAATTTTCTATCAGTTTGTGTATCTGTTTTATGAAACAAAAAGGAAATTTCGTTCATAGCTGCAATCCCATCTGGAAAAAAACTGATATTACTAAAACTTGGAAACGGGCTGTTTTTCTTTGTTATCAATGCTGATACTTCTAAAATATGGTTAATATCTTCTTTCTTAAACTCCATAAAATCGTCTCCCACTTAAATATTTACTTTCATATTTACCTGCCATTTATTTTGTTTCTTTCAACATGTTTCTTTTTTTCAACAAAGCAATCATATCTTGAGCATGTTTTAGTCTAACATTTGCATATCGTTCTGTTGTTTTTATACCTCTTTTCTTTAGAAGTGGCATAAGTGATTCAATACCTATATTCTGATCACTGATATAAATATCCATAACATTGGCAAACACAGACATAGTCGAGTAAATTGGCTTATCTTCTTCATCGAAACCTATTTCAAAAACTTCTTTTGATTTTCCTACCAAAACTTCCTCTTCTTCTTCAGGTAGTTTTTCGTCTTGATGCCAAATTTCTACATCATTAAGATCTAAATCTCCTTCAAATTTTTCTTCTATTTCGTCTTGAATAAGCATAGGTTCAGATTCTGTTATTTTTACAACTTCTTCAGATTCAATTGTTTCTTCATCTACATTTTCTTCATCATCTTCATCATCTTCATCTTTTGATAATTTCTCGTAGAATTCAACAACATCATCAGGTACATTAGAACTTAATCCACTGTCTATAATTAGTTCCATTTCAAATAAAAATTTACTAATCAATTCATCTTTTCCTCCAGAAAGTTTGATCCTGTTTTTTGTAATTTTTGCCTTGTTTAGAGATTTAACAACATTCTTTAGTTCAGTATAATCAAATTCAAATTCCATTATTTTTCCTTTTTTTTGTTTACTTTTGTTTTATTTATTTGTTTTCTTTCCTGATTTCATTTGTTAGATGAAATTCTTTTATCTCATGAATATTGTTTAATGCAATTTTAATCTCTCTTAATTTCTTATTAAAAAGCTTTGCATTAATTTGTGTTGAATGTCTTCCAGGCAAGACTTCACTAGGAGTTACTTTTCCAACAGAGAACTCAAAAGTCTTATCTGATGAATCTAAATCCCAATATATTTCAATTTCTATTTGAATAAAATTTTTATCAGTTCTAAAATAAACGTCCGATCCATTAGATCCTTCTCCAAGTTGCATTCTTCGATAAACTGGGAATTCTATCTTCTTTACTTCATTTTTTATATTAGCCATATATTTTGACCTTTCATACATTCCATTATTCTCATATGCAAATCTAGCGACAATAGGATTAACTCCCTTTTTTATAGCTTGTGAAATTCTATAGTCTTGATGAGCCGAACAAAATCCAATAACTAAAAGTCCAACAACAATTATAATCATTGTTGTTTTTATATAAAATCCATTATCATCCATTATAAATCCTTTATTATATACTTATTAAATAAAGTTCTATTTCTTTTTAATCTGTTTTTTGAAATAATAATATCCTTTTTATTTAATTCTATTCCAATACTGTTTCTTCCAAGTTCTCCTGCTGCACAACTTGTAGTTCCACTTCCAGAGAATGGATCAAATACAAGTTCTTGAACAAAAGAAAACATTTTTATTAACCTGTATGGAATTTCTTTAGGAAATGGAGCAGGGTGTAGTTTTTGTTTCTCTCCTGATATTCTCCAATGTCCTGTGAAATACTCCATCCATTCTTTTTTAGTTAAGATGGATTTTTCTTTAATTTCCTTACTAATTTCCTTACTTATTCCAATTCCCTTTTTTGCTCCTTGTTTTTTAAAGATTAAAATGTATTCATAATCTAAATTTATCATTCCATTTCTAGGATAAGGGTATCCACCTATTCCGCTACTATTTGAAATCTTTTGCCAAATAATACCTCCCATATAATCAAATCCTAAACCCATACATTGGGAGATTATTTTTGCCTGTATAGGTAAAACCCTATACCTGCCATAGGTTTTATTGTCAAGGTACTGGTCTCCAATATTAATACATAATCTACAACCATTATCAAGAATATTTAAGCATTCATTCCAAACATTATATAGACTGCTTAAATATTCTTTAAAAGTTTCATTGGTTCCTATTTGATCCTTATGATTGTAATCCTTGATCCTGAAATAAGGAGGGGATGTAACTATTAGTTGAACTTTATTTCTTATATAACTAGATACTTTTCTTGAATCTCCTTGGATAAAAGTATGAGTAGTAGTATTTGTCTTGCCTATTTGACCTATTTCACTCATTCATTCTCCTCAATTTTTAACAAAACATCAGAGATAGAATCAATTTTTCCAATAACTTTTATAATATCTTCCATGAACTCTTTTTTCTTTTGTATTATTTCTTTCATATCTATTACGGTTTCTTCTTCTAGTTCTTTTATTGTCAATGTAGAAAGAATTGCTTCAAACAATAGAGATAATTTTTTATAATATCTAGTTTTTATGAAATATTCTTCTCCTTTATGTTTTCCTTTTTTATATATTTCTTTTTCGTTCAGAATAAAATTAAAATTATCGTAGGATAAATAAAAATTCTTATAAAGATGCATTATTTAGTACTTACAATATCGTAAGCCATCTCCTTTGATTTTATTTTTTATATTAGTTTATCAAACAACACAGATTCTTTTCTAAATGATACTCCAAGCTTTCCTAGTTCATTTGAAATCTTTCTAGCTCGCTTGTTTGCAGATTTTTTATCTTTTACTTTTACACTCTCTGAAATAAAGCTGTTGCAAAGTTCAACCATTCGTTCAATTACATTTTCAAATTCATCTTTCATAATATCCCTCTTGTTCGTTTGTTGTCCGTTTGTTGTGCTGTTTAAGCTTATTTTAAAAATTTCCAATACAATTGATCTCTTTCTTTTTAAAACCTCTTATTTGAGCCTTAAAAAGAGTGATAAGGGGCTGTTCTCTGCAATCGCATTATTTGGACTTTTACCAAACCTTATGACAAGATTTTACTGCCGACTTATTTTTTATCCACTCTTTACCTTCATTATATCACGTAATGTAAAATTTCTTAATTTTAAATTACGGTTTTAAAATTAATATCTGTTACTTTTTGATCTTTTTCTCCAGCAAAAAGATCTCTTTTAATTTCTATGTTTTCTATAAATGTTTTTGTTTCTACTTCAAAGATATTTATTTGACACCTTAAAGCTTGTTCTAATACATCTCTTTTAGCTAGTAATCCTGATATTGTAGGATTTGTTGTTCCACCATTCCTTTTGTCTTCATTTGCACATGTTGTTTTGTTATAATTTTCAATAAGTTTATTTAAAAACTCAACAAATTTCTCAACTTCTATTCTTTCATTTCCTATTTCTAGTGCATTAAATCCATTTCCATTTATTCTAAGGATTCTAGTGCTATTGCTCCAATATCCATCTGTTTTAAATTTTTCCATTTTATTCTCCTTTTTATCTTTATTTTTATCTGTTGTTTTGTTAGAATTTTTAACAAGTTTATTTAAAAATCTAATAAATCTTCGTGACTTTTCTGTATTTGTTCCTATTTCAAATGCATTAAATCCATTTATTGTGAGTATTCTAGTATTATCACTCCAATATCCATCTGTTTTAAATTTTTCCATTTTATTCTCCTTATTTAAACTGTTCTTTGAATTTATCATAACTCTCTAGACTTATTTCTATTTCTTTTCCATCAATTGTTATTATTTTAGTATCTTTAATAATCTTATATCCTTTAACAAAAAGACAATTTAGTTTTATTTTTTGATTTTTCTTTAGTTTGATTACCTCAAAAATATCTCTTCTTATGACAACACAGTCTTCTTTAGTTTCAAAAATACAATTAAAACTAATCCACTTTCTTGTGATGAAAATATTCTATCTTTTTTATTTAAATTATATAAATCTCTACTTAATTCTTTCCCATTTTTAGTTACTGAAAAATTCATTTTGTTTTCCTTTTTAATTAAATTTATTGTTAGTTTTATTTGTTTTTTTATGATAGTAAATTTCTTCGCAATCTATCAACGGTGAAGCTAAATCTAAGCAACCAAGACACATCATTTGCTTTATAGATGTTTTTTGATGTCTATGTAGAATATGGTTAATTCTAACAATTCCTTGGTCAATCTCCTCTACAGTACTATTTATAGCATACTTAGAATCTATATGAGCATTTTTTCTTTTGTCTTCAGAAATATCCCCTTTATCTTGAGTTTCTTTTCCAAACAACTGCCTACTCTGCTCTGCTGTTATAGTTAAAAAATGTTTCTCTTCTGATATTTGTTTTATTAATTTCCAAACCCAATCAATCCTACCTCTTTCAGAAAATTTAGCTTCTGAATTATCTAGAATATCAACATAATCCAATATTAAAAGTTCTGGTATAAATCCAATTGTATATTCTAATGAATTTATATATTTTTTAATATCTTCAGGGGTTGCTTTAAAATTAGGAAATGATTTTGTAATCAATTCAGATCCTGGATATAAAGAATTGAATATATCCATTTTTTGTTTATTTATTTTATTTCTAACAGGATTTATATTTATTTGATCAAACCAAACAGCAGGAACAAAACTATTAGTTCCTCGGCAAATAGTACATGGTTGATATTCTTGTTTACTTAACGGTAAAGGAAATTTCATAATATCTTCCCCTGCCATAATATGTATTCTATTTTGCTTAAAACTTTTATCACATTCTCCAGTTTGATTTAACATACAATCAAAAACAGGGTATGTTACAGGATTTATAATTCTATTAGCTCTACCTGTAAGTCTATTATAAATCCTTCCATGCGTTTGTTGTTCGTTCATTTCCAACGAAATAAATAAAACCTTTTTATTGTTCATCAATCCTCGAAACAACATTTCATTTAGAATAAAACTCTTTCCTCCTTTTTCAGGAGCTTGAAATGAAACTACCCAACCTTTTCTCATCTCACCAAGGAAGGTACTGAATTTGTCATTACATCTTAGAACAACATCTTCACCTCCATCCTCTTTGAATTCACCTATTTCTTTAAGTGGTTGAGAATATGAAATTATATCTGTAGAAACTTTTTGAAAATTAGAAATATCACTTTCTATATCTGACAAATCACCTGTTCTTAATTTTCTAGAAATAGTTTTAGCAAAATTTACATTTTTCTTTTCTTCAAAAAACACTTCAGCTCTATCAAAAAGGCAATCTATATCTGTATCTTTTGATATAGAATACTCGTTTGAAAGTGATTGCAGATAAGAGGAAATGTTTTTTTCAACACTTTCTTCTATTTGATCTCTTTTTTCTTCAAATAGAAGTTCTATTTGTTTTCCTGGAGCTTTGGTGTATTGATTGAAATATTCAATACACCAAGTAGATAATATCTGAGAATATTCAGAAAACATATTCTCAGATATTAAAGGCACAACCTTAGATAAAAATTCTGTATTGACAACCATTCCAGTTATAATTCTTTTTTCAATACTAGAATCAATCTTCTCTCTTTTGATGTTTAACATTATTTGTCATCTTTTTTATTTGATTTTTCACAATTTTTTAGAATCCATATACATATACAAGCCACAGGAACACACAACAACAAACCACCTAATATTGAAGCGAAAATTGTTGCAGCAAAGCAAATAAACCCTATACCTGTAAGATTATGATTTGTTCCATAAATTAGCGGCCAAAAACCTATAAAACATCCTATTGTTATAGTTACAATAAGAACTTCTTGCATTGTTCTTCTCCTATTTAAATGTTTCTTGATTTAGTTTTTCCATGAACCACCTTCTTGAAACATCAGCAATTTTACTATTTATTTCTTTAGATGATATATTTTTATTATCTAAATATTCTTGTTCTTCTTTTCTTATATCTTTTAAAATATTTCTAATAAAATCACCTGTTTGTTTTATATCTCCTGTTCCACCATTTATTGTATCAAAAGTTTCCTGATACATTTGCTCTAATCTCCATTCGGGAAGAATATGAATAATAGTCTCTTTTATTTGTTTATTTTTTTCATCATCAACTATTTTCATTTTTTTTATTCTACTCTTACCTGCATGTTTTTCTCCTTTCATTTTAAACATAAAAGTTCTGTTTTTATATTTAAAATGAAAGACAATTCCTTCTCCTATTCCAGATATATTAAAATATTTACCAACTGGGCATTCTTTCTCTATCTCAAGTACCATATCTTTCATTTTGTTATAAACAAATTTTGGATCGTTAAAATCTATTTCTATATAATATTTTTTAAATTGATTCATATCGTATATATTATAATTGTTACAATATATTCTATCCAAAAGCATAGGTATTATATTATTTTTTATCCAAATTGATTCTCCCGTTGGCGGTTTTATTTTTATTCCAAAAATGTAAAAACTTTTTTCTTTTTTAGAAATAGCGACTCCATTTTGAATGCCTTTTCCAGCCCATTCTCCCATAAGGGTAACTATATTCTTTGAATTAATTTTGTGAAATAAAATTATATCAGATAATAGTTTCTCTAAAATATCTTTATTTTTATTTACAAATTCTGCAAATCCAGCATTGTCATTCTCTATAGTAATTAATTTCTTTTTTGACTCAATGTATAACTTACCTTCATATAATAATACTCCTGCAAAAGTTCCATGAAGTTTTACGGTTCCAACTACATTTACAATAGGATATTCAGAACATTTATTGTAAATAGGTTCATCATTTTCATCCAAATGGGAAAAATCTGAAATTCTTCTAACTTCTTTTATAACACTATTGAACTGTGGAATTGATGGCATTTTATTTAAAATATTTTCCATTGTTCTTCCTTTTATTTACAAAGTTCATAGATTTTCATTCCAAGGCTTTTCCCAAGTTTCATGTATTTTTCTTTAGATAAATCAGGATCAGAATGGGTATATAGTGTATTCAACGATTGTGAAAGCATAACCCATTCTCTATAAAGTTCTTTGTTGTTTGAATTTTTTGTAGAAATTCTTATATCTTCAACTACCATCAAAACTGTATTGAAATAATCCAATCCAAGATCTACTTTTACTAGCATTTCTTGAATGTTTTTTATAATACTTTTGTATTTTTTATGATCACTTGATTTTAAAACAAGAACATCTCTCTGATATATAATATTTTTTATATTTTTAACCCTTTTGCGAACCCTGGATATACAATCTTTAGATTTCTTTGGCAATTTCTTATCATCAGCAAGAGTATTGTAAAGTCCAAAAGTTAAATCTAATCCTATTATTTGATTTTTTACAACTTGGCTGAAAACTATAGGTGTCTTATTAGAATAATTCATTTTTATTACCTTTTTTTATTTAGTTGTTTTATTTGAATTGTTTTTTAAACTGATTGTAACTCTCTATACTTATTTCTATTTCTTCATTATCAATTATTATTGTTTTTGTTTCTTTTATAATATCGTACCCTTTTACAGCTAGGCCTCTTGACTTTATTTTATTTTTTAATTCAGGAAGTATTTCTATATCAGTAATATCCTTTCTGATAACGACACAATTAGCCCCTACGGAAAATGTACAATCTTGATAAACACAAAAAACACAATCACTTCTTGTTTTAAATTCACAGTTAGTAAATGTATTAAAAACACAAAATGATCCAGCTTTAATTTTACAAAATGAACCAAGTCTAAAAGTACCATTATTAATATTTGAAAAAATCTAAATCTAGACAATTTTCATTAGATGAAAAAACTTTAGTTTCTTTGTCCCAAGTGTAAAAATACTTTTCTAAAATTTTTCCATTTCTAGTTACTGAATAATTCATTTTTATCTCCTTTTTATTTATACATTCCAATCTTCAGAATTTTCAAATCTTATACTTCTTTTTTTTTCTTTTCTTATTTCCCTTTCTGACATTGATATAAAAAAATCCCCTAATGACTCTCTTTTTTTAACTGCTAATGATTTAATGTCCCAATATAACTCTTCAGGAATAACTATAGTTAATTGCTTCATTGGAATATTTTCTAAGTTTTTTCTTGGTCTTCCAACATGTCTCTTTTTCTCAGTTGTATTTATCATAAATACCTCTATTTTAATTTACTTACATCAAATTCATCAAATGAGATTTTTACTCTACAAATCTGCATTTTACCATTCTGGAAATATTTAATCCAAATATCACCAGGGACTTCTCCCTCTCCTGATAGCTTAAAAACAAAATTATGATATCTTTCACTTAATTCTCTCATTTCTTCCTCATGATTGTACCAATTAACTCCATCTATAATATTTTCAACACCTAATATTTCCTCTCTGCAAATGCGAGAAAGCTCTATTTGTTCTACTGGAAACAAATTTTCAAAATTTTCACCAACAATTTCTAAATCATAATTTACAATATATTCATTGTTATTTTTATTTTCCATGATTCTTCCTTTTGTTAAAGAGATAATACAAGAAAAATTTTCTTGTATTATCTCTTGGATTTGAAAATTACAAATCTTTCAGCATTTCTTTTAGATCTTCTACACTTTTGTTTTTAAGGTTGTCTATTTCTTTATCAGCCAAAATTGCATATATTTTTCTTTCTTTATCCTTTCTGATCATTTCTTTTTCATTTTTATCTTTTTCATTTAGTTTATATTTGACGATATGTTTTATTATTTCTAATTTTAGTTCAAGAATTTCATCATGAAGATTTTCTTTTTCAACAATAAAACTTTCTTCCTCTGTACTTTTAAGTTCTTTATTTATTTTTCTTGCTAACCTATCAAGGCATATACTATTTCTACTGATTAATGGAAAATCCCACAAATCTTCCGTTGAACAAAATCCTACATCAGTCTTAAAACATAACTTCAATCTACTTGCTTTTTCAAACATAATAACTCCTTAGAATTTAATTTTAATAACTCTGTTAAAACTTCCTGAAACTCTGCAATAAATGTGATTTCTTTTAGTACTAGAAAAACCAAGTCCACTTAATTGATTATCGGTTTCCTGTGCTTTCATTTCATTACCTAAAACTTCAAATACTTTTCTATGTTCTCTTAAATCCTCCTTTAAGAATTCGTTAAAAAATCCTCTTGCTGATTTGTCACTCTTACAGCCATTTATTATAAAGAAATAATGCTTATTTCCTGTTTTGTTACCATCCCAATAATTAGGCGAGTTCATAATCATTGATACATTATGGAATTTCTGTGTTTGAATACCCCAATTTTCTTTGGACACTTTATTTGAAGGAATAGATTTGATTATTTTTAAATCACCTTCTTTTGAATATTTAAAACTTGCTACAAAAACTTTTCCAACTACCTTCTTGTTGTAACTAAAACTATGAATTTTGTTATTATGTTCAATCTCTATATCAAAACCAATATCTTTATTTTCTCTTGGAGTATAGTTATCAACATATAAATTATAAACACCTTCTTGAATTTGTTTCTTACTTAACCATGAAATATTCTCAACTGCTGATCTTGATTCATTAGGGTCTACATTCATATCAACATCAAGAATTCCAGAAGAGTTTTGCCTTATTCCTGCTTTAGGAAAATGAATATGATTTCCATTAGGCTCATGTACATGAATATCAAGATCATCAAAATTAAACCAAGAAAGAGAACATCTTAATATTCCTTCTACATTACCTCCAGCTTTCTTTACTCTATTTTTAATAGAATCAGTAACATCTCCTTTATATCCCCATGAAAAATTATTATCCCATTTGAAAATATTTTTTGAGTCTTTATTTACAGGAGAAATTAAGCTCATTAAATTATTTTCATGAGAATTTTCAAATAGAATCTCTATACTGTTTGTTTTTGGCAAAATATTATTAATAAAAGTATCTACATTAACAGTATCTACTTTATTTAGATTTTTTATATTTTCAGGTGCTTTTTCAACAAGATTGTCAAAGATATTTTCTACTTTTAACTCACCTTTATGATTTTTAAGATTACGATTTACAAAAAGAAGATTATTAACAGTTATATCATTAATATTTGCATATCTCCTACTTAAAGAATCTTCAATATTCAATTCTATTACTTTTTCTCTGGCATTATTAATCATTTTTTTAGATACAATTGCTGTTGGCCTTTTATAATTCAATGGAGCTACTTTAGACTCAAACTTCTTAACAGCTACATCTAGATCAACATCATCTGAAATATCAATCAATAATGTCCCTATTGCTGTATTTCTTATATTTGATATTGGGCTTGATTCTTTAACAATATTCCAGCAAAAAATATCTTTATCATCACTTATAACAAAACTGTCAAAAAGATTTTTCATCCAAACAAAATCTTCAATAAGAGATTTATTTTCCTCTCCTCTGTATATAGATCCTTGTCCAATAAGTTCTCTGACAGTTTTGGCTGCTTCAAGTGATATTTCAGTCAATCCTCTTTTTAATGTACCCTTATTTGTTCTAAGAATTCCTTGGGTTGTTCCAATAGAATCCTTATTAGAAACAAATCTTTCTGGTATATCTAAATAAAAATGCTGGAACTTAACACTTTCATCTTTTATTCTTGCAAGATTAAAATCTGTTCCAACGCTATTTTCGTAATGCAGAAATGTATCTTTTATTTTTTTAGACTTTACAAGAGTCGATAAAGCATCTGATACAACTTGATAATGTCCACCTATTTGAATATCCCAAATTGAAACCAAGTCATTGTCGGAAATTGATACGATATTTCCACAAGTTCTGATAAATTGTTTGCAACATTGGCAATCATGTTCTCTACGTTCTCTAAATATCTCATTTGTGCCATCTGGAAAACTATCTAAATAAGTGTTCCATAAAAGATCCTTGTCTAGATCAACCAAAAATAATCCAGCTTCATTTTTAGACATCTGTTTAAACTGTTTCTGTATCTTTGTTTTGAAATCACTGAAAACCATTTTTATTCTCCTTTTTTTATTTCTTTATTTAAATTGTTCTTTGAGTTTATTGTAGCTCTCTAGACTTATTTCTATTTCTTTCCCGTCAATAATTATTGTTTTTGTGTCTTTTATGATTTTGTATCCTTTTTGCAAAAATCCATTAAATTTTATTTTCTCTCCTTCTTTAGGTAAAACTATTTCAAAAGTTCCTCTTCTAACTACAACACAATTTGATCCCGCTCTAAATGAACAACCGTTGCTAACTATAAGAGTGCAATAGTCACCTACAACAAAATCAAAATTAGGTACATTTGCAAAATCTAATACCAATCCATTTTCTTTTGTAAAGAATGTTCTGTTTATTTCATCAAGAATGTACAAATCATAATCTAATTTTCTTCCATACCTAGTTACTGAAAAATTCATATATTCTCTTTTTTATTTTTCATAATCATCCTTATTAGGTACTATTTCTATCCATTCTAAAATACTTTCTGAGTTAGGATTTAAAAATGAATTATAAGTAAGTAAATCTATAGAAGTATTCCAAGTTTTTGAATCTAAATCATACCAAGCAACTACAAAAGATCCATTCCCATCAGATATCAAAACATCATTATTGTTTTTTGGTGGATTTGTTTTTGCATTATTCCATTTCCAGGCTTTCATTTTATTTCCTTTTTAAGATATTTTCAAAAGAACAAACGCTTCCATATTGCCATTAAACTCAGTATATTCATCTAAATTAAATTTTAATTTACCTTCTTTTGAATTGATAAAACCAATTTCTTTAGAAAAATCTACCATTACTTTATAAAAGCAATTATTTATTTCAACAATCTCTTCATGTGTATTTACAGATCTGTAACTCATTTTTATTTCCTTTTTTTAAATTGTTTTGTTTTTTTTCTTACTTTTCTTACTTTTCTTACTTTTATTACTTTTATTATATCAGATATTTTAAAATTTCTTGTTTATTTTTTAATTTTTTACATTTTTAATTAATTTTTATTTAAAGGTATTTACAGCCTGTTTCAGATGATTTTATTTTATCAGTACAAATGTGCGATAAATCCTTAAAACAAGCTGTATCGTACCATGAAGGCTCTTTAAATTGATATCAGTTAAAATTACAGATTCATTCACCAAAACCATTGAACATTTCTGTTTGTTTTGGTGTTTTCAATCTCTTTTTAATTATCCGACAATATTTTTCTTCCCTTTCTATAACAATCCAATTTAAATTAAGTTTCTCACATACAAGAGCTGTAGTTCCACTTCCACCAAAACAATCAAGAATAGTTTCTCCTGGTTTTGAATATTTACTTAATATGTTTTGAAATAATTTTACAGGTTTTTGAGTTACGTGAAATCTCTTTTCTTTATTTTCCATATCTTCTTGCAACATACCATTCCATCTAAAACTGAACATCCTAGTTGCTGACTTGAAACTTGTCCAAGCTAGTTCACAATCAGCAAATGGACTATTGCCATTTCTTTTATTCCAAACAATCCAACAAGGAGATAAGTATAAATTTTCAACAAAATAGTTTCCTCCAAATATTATCTGATTTTCAGAAGATTTTAGCATTAATTTAAAAGTATTCTTGTTAGGGATTTTATTGTCCCAATTAGTTTTTCCAAAATCAGTATCCTTTCCTTTTGCTTTACCGCCAGATTTTATTTGTCCTTCTACTTTTATACCATATGGAGGATCTGTTAACAACAAATCAACTTTTGGCAATTCAGGTAGTATTTTCTCACAATCATCACAATACAATATTCCAAGCTTTGTTTTAAAATATGGTTTAATCACATTTCTCCTTTTATATAAAAATTAAAGACCTATTTGAAGAAGACCTTTCGATTGTTCAAGTTGATAATTAGTTTTAAAAAGTTTTGATATTTCTTTAATAGGTATATTAAGTTCATCACTTGCTTGAACTGAATCTTTTAACCATCCTTTCAACCTACCAAACTCAACATTTAAAGTTCTAATAAAATTCTGATTGAATTTGATATGAATATTTCCATTTTTAAAAGCTTTAACACTCATAAGAAGCTTGTTTCCTTTAGTACACATATAAAACTCATGGTTCTTATTGCTTTTCCATTCTTTAGTAATCTGCCTTGAATTTTCAGATGGCAAAGTTTCAAATCTTAAATTGTTTGCAACTGTTAAAACATCATCAAGAAACAGATGGGCTCTGTTATGTAA